TCACGTCGGCTAAGGACTGACACATGCCGCGCGTGGCTCAGCAAGGCGCGACCTATACCGAGTCCACTATGTCACCGGAGGACTTCCAAATGCTGGAGTCCCGCAAGCACACCGTGGACGACATCGCCCGCTGGCTGGGTGTGCCGCGAATGATGTTGGAAAACTCCGATCCTAGCTACGGCAACGCGGATCAGTTCTCGCTCAACTTCATCAAGTTCACGCTGGGCGGCTGGCTGTCGGCGTGGGAGTTCGCGTGTAACTCGCAGTTGATCCTGAATCCGAAAAGGTTTTACGTGGAGTTTGTGCGGGATGCGCTGGAACGCGCGGACCTTGCGACTCGGACGGACGCCAATGTGGAGAAGGTCAACGCCGGGATTGAGACGGTCAACGAAGTGCGGCGGTCTGAGAATCGACGCCGGATTCCAGGGGAGGCCGACACGTTGCGTATTCCTCAGAACATCGTCGGGAAGCCGTTGCCCGAAGGACGGCCGCAGGGCCGCAAGGCTCCAATGGTGGAGGACGATGCCGCACAGGCGCGGGCGATCGTGGTGGCCTCAGCCGCGCGGGTGCTCCGCAAGGAAGTGGCGCGAGTCTCGGCGCTTGGCGTCAAGCACGCGCGCGATGTGGACGCCTTCGCGGTGGCGGTGACGGACTTTTACGCCGAGCACGTGGCGCTCGTGGTGGCGGAATTGATGATGCCGGAAGTGGCGGCGAAGGAATACTGCGCCAGTCAGGCCGCACAAGTGCTTGGTGACGCAGGGGTGAAGGCAATCGAACAGTGGACTGAGCGCCAGTATGCGGCCGGGTTGGCGGCGTGGGCGCTCGAATCGGAGGCGGCATGAATCTTGAGTTGATGGCGTATTTGTCGGACCCGGAGCGTATCTGGGCTCTCCCCGAGTCCTACCTACTCGCATACACGGAGGCCGCTGGTGGTGGTAGCGCGCCATTGGATGCGGCTGCGCCGGGTTCTCGTATGAATCCCGCCGGGGCAATCGCGGTGATTGGCGTTAACGGGCCAATCGCATATCGCCCCAATATTTTCACAGCCCTATTTGGGGGCTCTGCTGTCACCACAACTAGGTCGTATTTGCGTGACGCGCTTGCAGACGAGTCGGTAAGCGCGATTGTGATGTCCTTTAATACTCCTGGCGGGGATGTCACGGGGATTACCGAACTCGCCTCTGAGATTCGAGCAGCCAGGGGTAAGAAGCCGATTATTGCCCAAGTGGACGCAATGGCGGCGAGCGCCGGGTACTGGCTGGCGTCGTCGTGTGACGTTATTGTCGCTACCCCAAGTGGCTTGGTTGGATCGATTGGGGTTATTACCGCGCATGTCGATGAGTCTGAACGGCTTGCGAAGGATGGGCGGAAGGTCACGATCATCAGCGCGGGGAAATACAAGTCCGAGGGCACTAGCGTGGCCCCGCTATCGGACGATGCACTGGTGGCAATTCAGGCGCGGGTGGATGAGGCTTACAACGTGTTTGTTGGCGATGTTGCCAAGGGGCGAAACACCAAAGCGTCAGACGTTCGGAACGGCTATGGCGAGGGGCGCTGCTTGTCTGCTGTCGCGGCGAAGGCGGCGGGCCTGATTGACAGGATCGCCACGATGGACGAAACGCTGGCGCGGCTGACAGGCCGGCGCGCGGCGACTGGACTGCGGGCCGACGACGACATGGAACTACCGGCAGATGAGCCTGTTGAGGTTCCTGCGGCCTTGGCAGTGGTTGTCGATGTGGCGACAGAGGCCGATCGGCTGCGACGGTTGGAGCGGTTCTAATGAGCCGTCCGCGACGAACGGACGAACCAACAAAGCCATACACGCTCAGGCTGTCTCCGTCTGAGCGTGAGCGGATCGACCGCGCAGCAAAGGTGAACCGTCAGCGGCCGTCCGACTTCGCGCGGGATGCGCTAGTGACGGCCGCCGAGGATTGCCTGGAAGATCGCCGCTGAGCGTTTCGCAATACGAAACAAAACGACTCCCGTAATCTAAACACTCAGACACGCACTCTCTAGAGGCGCGCGTCACCCGACTGGGCGAAGTCCCGTTGGTGTGGCACGCGCTTTTTTGCGTTCAGGAGATTAATCAGATGAACCTCAAGAAGCTTCGACAGGACCGTGCCGACAACGACCGCGCGCTGGCCGCATTGAAAACGGAAGGCCGCAAGCTTATGGCGGTGGCATCCTCAGATCGCACGCCCGAACAGACGGCGCGCATCATGGCCATCGAAACCGAAATGGACACGTTGGCGGCGGATGCGTCCGACATCGCGACCGACATCGCCCGCGCGGAGCGTTTCGCGGCCGATGAAATCGGCACCCTGCCCAACATTGAAGTCGGTCAGGACCGCACGGCGATTGCCCCATGGGGGCCGGAAGTCGCGGCCAATGAGCCGGCGTATCGTCAGGCGGAGGCGCGACACGTCGCCCTCGGTCGCTTCGCACAGGCCGTGCGCATGGCTGGCGTCGGCAAGGGTGTGGACTCGCGCCTGCAGGCTGCGGCCACGGGTGGCGGCACGCAGACCGACAGCAACCTTGGATTCGCCATCCCCTCAGAAGTGGCCCCTGGTATCGAGCGGGACATGTTCGAGGGTGGCGAAATCCTCTCGCGTGTGGACGCCCGCACCGTGAGCGGCAACAGCATCGCGTACAACATCCTCGACGAAACCAGCCGCGCAGACAGTTCGCGCGGCGGCGGCGTGCTGGGCTACTGGGTGGATGAGGGCACGGCCCCCACAGCCAGCAACACGAAGCTCAGCCGCGTGGAACTCAAGCTCAAGAAGGTGGGCGCGTTTGGCGTCATGACCGACGAGCTGCTTGAGGATGCGGCGGCACTGGGTGGTGAACTGGAAGCGGCCTTCGCGTCCGAGTTGATCTTCCAGACCGAAAACAAAATCTACCGCGGCAACGGTTCGTCCGCTCCGCAGGGCTTCCTGAACGCGGCGTGTCTCGTCTCGGTCGCCAAGGAAACCAATCAGGCGGCGGCGACCATCAACACCAAGAACCTGTCGAAGATGTGGGCACGGATGCCCGCGTCATCGAAGCGGAACGCGGTGTGGTTCATTAATGTGGACTGCGAACCGCAGCTTGACGAACTGACGCTGCCGGCTGGCACGGCGGGTCTGCAGCCCCGCTTCGTCAACTACAGCAACGAAGGCATCCTCACCATCAAGGGCCGTCCGGTCATTGCGGTGGAGTACGCCGAATCGGTTGGCACTGCGGGCGACATTGCCCTCGTGGACATGTCCAAGTATCGGCTGATCCGCAAGGGTGGGGTGCAGCAGGCCTCTTCGATGCACGTCTACTTCGCGCAGGGTGAGCAGGCGTTCCGCGCGTTCTACCGCGTGGATGGTCAGGCGATGCCGCGTGCGGCCAAGACGCCGTTCAAGGGCAGCGCCACGCTGTCGCCCTTCGTGGTTCTCGACACCCGAGCGTAATAGGAGACAACGATCATGCGATTTTCTGAACAGTTCAAAATCCTTCCCCTCACCGTATCGGCAGATGTCACGACGGCCGGGGTGGATTCCCAGTCGATCCACATGGGCAAGCTCCATGCGGCGTGCTTCATGGTCAACTTTGGCCCCATCACTGCCGATGACGTGCTCAAGGTGTTCGTCGGCGCGGCGACCGCAACCAAGACGACGGCCATCGCGTTTCGGTATCGGCTGGCTGCCGCTGATACCAAGAGTGCGTTGTCGGATACCTACGGCGCGTTCACAGCGGTGACCTCGTCTGGCCTCACGTTGACGGCAGCCACGTTTGACAACCGGTTGATCCTGGTGGAACTCGACTCGCAGGAAATCGCCGACGCCACGCCGTGGGTGACGCTGGAGATTGCCGGGTCCGCGACCACGCAGAACGTGTCCATCACGGCCATCTGCGAACCGCGCTTCGCCAGCAACAGCGGCCTGCCGACCGTTATCTAAGCGGCCGTATGGCGGCTGCTGGGAAACATCACGAAGCCGGGATCGCATTGTCGGTCCCGGCTTTCACTACACAGGCTAGGAGCATGACATGGAAGTGAATGTATCGTCCGCGTTCGAAAGTGGCAACTTGGTTTTCCGCGATAAGGCAAACGCCGTCATCGCGACAATCAACGGTGCCACTCGGGCAGTGACGCTGCCAACTGGGGCGGTCTTGGACTACACCGACGACACCAAGGCTGTGGGTGTCGCGGGCGGGTACAAAATCGCACGTGGTGCCACAGCGCTTGATGGTGCCAATCCCACACCAGTCACGACGGGTCTCACGACGGTCGTTGCCGCCACGGTCAGTCTGCGAGGCACGGTCCTGTCGAAGCTTCTTGAGGTTCATCTGATTAATCTCCTGAACGCAAAAAAGCGCGTGCCACACCAACGGGACTTCGCCCAGTCGGGTGACGCGCGCCTCTAGAGAG